ACGACGCTGACATCTCCGCGATGCAGGTCGACCTCGAGGATGTCCCGCTGGTCGTAGTCCGGGGACCACATCTGGCGGGTCACGCGGAACGCGAACGACATCTCGTCCACGCTGCCGTCCTCCAGGGCGAGCAGCATGTCCTGGACATCCGACCGTGCCGCGGTGACGTCGGCCTCCATGTGCAGGCCCGTCGAGTCCTCCGACAGGCGCAGCGTGCCGGCCTTCGTGTACGCCATCGCCAGGCCGCCATGGTTCAGCAGCAGCTGCACCTGCGGGGTCTCGGACAGCGTCTTCGTGAACGCGCCCGTGCGGACCACCTCGGCGTAGGAGCCGAGGAAGTCCCACATCTCGTAGGGCTCCTCGACGACCGAGGCGTAGCCGGACACGGTGGAGACACCGGAGGCGCCGTCCTTGGCTCGGGCTTCCAGGTGTACGGGGTAGGCGCGGCGCACGATGCCCGTGACGGAGGCGCGCGCACTCTTATCGGTCATCAGTGGCCTCCAAGCGGGCTGACTTTGGCGGGATCCGGCGGCGGCGCGGTGGGCTTGTCTCCCCACTCGACGGGCGCCCAGTCCTCGTGGTCCCGGACCTGGTTGACGGTCTCGAACTGGTTCTGCAGCGCGATCGCGTGCGCCTTGAAGCGGGTCAGCAGGTCCGTGCGGACCAGCGCGGCCCGGTTGAACTGGACGGTCTGCGGGCGCGGCAGCAGCCCAGACAGGGCCCGCTCGATGCGCACCAGCCACGGATCCACGGCATACGTCAGCAGGTCGAGGGAGCGTTGCTCGATGTTGCTGTAGGTCAGCGAGCCGCCCGTCTCGTATCCGAAGATTTCCGCGAAGCCAGGCCCGAAGATGCGGCAGCACTCGGCCGAAGTGAAGCCGTTGGTCTCCAGGAACTGGGACTCGTTCGGCGCGATCTGGATCTGCTGGTACTTCCAGCCGCCGCCCAGAACGGCAGGCTCTCGACGGCCATGGATGGCGGCCATGAACCTCTGCTTCGCCGTATCCGCCTGCTTCTTGTCCAGCTCGTTGTCTGTGGTCAGCACTCCGGAGGGGTGGCCCCCCTCCTTGAACCACTGGTAGCCGAACTGCAGGGCGGCGATGCCCGTGGCGATCGTGGTGGCCTGCAGGGCGATCGGCGACAGGCCCAGCACCTGCCCGGGCGCCGGATGCACCCGCCGGTGCCACACCTTGTCGGCGTCGACCTGCTGCCCGTTCATCCACCAGTGCGGGGCGCCGTCCTGGTCGGGCACCAGGTGCACCAGGTCCGGATGCTGCAGGACGATCTGTGTCGGCGTGCCCCGCCGGCTGTCCATCGCCCCGACGAGGCCGTAGCCGTTGCCGCGGAGCATCATCGAATACGCGTACTGGTACAGCCAGTCCGGCAGGCCGTGCCCGTCACCGCCGAGATCAGCCATCCAGGAAGGCAGCGGCTGCGGATCCCGCGGGCGCGGGAAGTACTGCAGCGGCATCGTCTCGGCGATCGTCGCCACCAGGTTCACGCACGACCAGACCGCGACCTTCTGCAGGGACGCTTCTGTGCGCGACAGGTCCACCCGGGCGTAGTTCGAGCCGATGCCGCCCGCTTGCGAGTTCGGCGGAATCGGCGGGCTGGGAAACATCGCCCCCGCACGCCGCTCACGTCCGAGAAGGAAACTCACCCAGGCCTCCTACGAATCGCGAGCCGGTCGGCGACCTGGTCGGCCAGCAGCAGACCACCAGCGGTCAGGAAGCCCGCGGGCGGCCATGCCAGCCACGCCCCGACGGACACCAGCGCCCAGCCCAGAAGGACCGGAAACACGCGCCACACGGCGCCCACGGCCGCCCCGAGCGGGGCCGCGAGGCGCACCGCCAGCGGTTCCTTGCCGGGCATGAGCACCCCCTTTCACCAGATGTTGTCGAGCGGGTCCGTGTCTTCCTCGACCTCGGCGCCCAGCCCCCACTTGGCCAGCGTCACCGCCACCAGCGGGCTGATGTCCACGGAGACGATCCGCCGGGCCCACGCCCAGGCGTCGCCCAGCGGGCGCTTCTGCGCGCCCGCCAGAGCGGCTGTCAGCGGCGCCTGGTCAAGATGGGACAGGGTCTGCTCGGTCACCGCGTCGTAGAACTGGCCGCAGGACTGCGCCACTTCGCGCACCTTCGGCTGCACCACCTCGATACCGAGGCGTTCCTCGAGGGCCGGGATGAGTGAGCCTGCGGGGCCGCCTGCGTCGACGACCCAGCACCGCGGCTTCCACTTCTTGTGGAGGGCTGCGGCGCGGTCGAGGATCCACGCCGTGCCGGGCTGGTGGTCAACCACCTCGACGTGCGTACCACCCCGCCACGGTCCCGCCACGCCGATTGCCGCGTGCGAGCGCTCGGGCGTCATGTCGATGGCGAACACCACACGCTCGCCTGGAACCGACTCGGCAGCCGCCAGCGCGCGCCACGCGTCCTCGCCGATGACCTGCCACGTATCCGCCTCGTCGGACGGATAGTCGCCCTCACCGAGCCGCTCACGGGCGTAGCCAGCCGCGCTGAGCGTTGACCGTTCGTTGGCCACCTTCTCCAGCGTCAGCCGGTACCCGACGGCCGGGTTGGCCTTCAGGACCGTCTCGTCGGACGCAGGATCGTCGTGCTCGGCGCAGTCCTTCGCGCACTCGGCGACGTGCAGGTTGGCGGACCACTCGAAGTAGGCCAGCGATGGATCCGGGACGCCGACCTCGATCGCGGCCAGGGCTCGGCGCCGCAGACGGCCCAGCTGCACGGACTGGGCACCGATGCCCGCCGATCCGAGGTACCAGATCTGCGGGTTCTCCACCGCGGCCATCGTCGGCAGCAGGGCGTCCATCGCCTCGTCGCCGAGGATCATGTCCTCGTCGAGGATGTTGCAGTCACCGGTGAAGCCGCGGCCGCTGCCCTTCGAGCGGGCAATGAACCGCAGGATCTGCCCGGTGTGCAGCTCGATCGATTCCTCACCGACCGTGTACCTGTACGCCTTCACGCGTTTGTGCAGGTCAGGGCATGCGCGGATCAGGCGCTCGATGCGCTTGAACGCGTTCTTCGCCGTCTTGAACTCGTGCGCGCTGTGCAGGATGAGCTGCTCGCCGCCGATGAACAGGCCCCAGAGCTCGCGGGCCTCGATGATCCCCCCCTTGCCGTTTTGGCGCGGGACGTTGACTGCCGCCTCGAAGGCTGCCCATGAGCCGTCGGGCTTCTCGCCCATGCCGATGCGCAGCACGTGCTGCTGCCACGGGTCCAGCTGTAGGCCCGCCTTGGCCGCGAGGTCGATGGCCTCCTGGCCCGCGCTCGACACCGACGGCGGCGCGATCTGGATCGGTGGCTCCTGCCACCCGTACAGGGGCCCGTCAGCCACTGTCCTGGGCGCGGGCGGCGGCGCGGCGCTTCGCTCGCTGCTCAGCAATGTCATCGACTGTGTCCCCCTTCTCCCCGACGGGGGCCAGCTTGCGGAGGTCGGACATGATCGAGCGGAGCTCGCGGGCGGCGACGGCCTTGGCGGTGGCGGCGTCCGTGGCGTCGATGGCGTTCGCGAGGTCGAGGGCGACGGCCGCCATTCCGGGCGACGTCTCGGCCGCGTGAAGATCGGCGAGCTCGGAGTCGATCTCGTCGGCGACGCTCATGATCGCCTCCACTAATTCACTCGAACCCGGTTCGCGGAAATAGCGCGGTCACGGAGCGTGACGGCCGCTAAAACGGTCGAACCGAGTTCGCGCGGATTGATCTTTCAAAATCGCCGCGCAAAAAATCGGGCGAGAAGGGCGTTTGGGTCGCCCGGGAAGGCTCTTAAAAATGGGGGCGGCCCGGCTCGCCGATCGTGATCACCATCGGCGTGACGCCTGCGGCATCGCGGCGCGCGGCTGTCCGCGCCGGGCGTTGTACCAGCGGGTGACGACCCGTTCCATCTCTGGCTGTCGCATGGCCTTGACCCGCTGCATGACGATGTCCCTGCCTGGGTCGACGGTCACGATGCGGGCCTCAAGCCTTTTGTACTTCGCTCGCGCCTTCGCGCTGGGCTGTGTGTGGATGACGTACACGTCGACCTTGTCGAGGTGCTGGCACGCCTCGTCGATGGCTGCGTAGCGGGCGCGGTGCACCACCTTGGTCAGCACCTCACCGTGCGCGTGGTGGTCAGCGCCGGGGCCGGCCATGGCCAGTGCCATCAGGTCGAGGTCGATGACGATGTCGTTGGCCTTGGCGTGCGCCTTGATCCAGCTGCTCTTGCCTGCGGCCGGCGGTCCGGTGACCACGATCAGCACGGTCAGGTGTACGCGAGGTCGACGACGTACCGGACGCTGTCGCCATCACGCGCACTCTGGAGGGCCAGCGTGATGCCGTCGATCTCGATGTGGTCCGTGCCGTAAGCGCAGAGGGTGACGCCGGTCTGCGTGGCGGTCTCGGCCATGCGGTCGAGGGCGTCAGCAAGGCGGCGCAGGGCTGCGGCATCCATCAGGCTGGGCATGGTTACCACCTCCGTGAGGCTCGCTGCGGTGCCGCCTTCGGCCGGGTCGTCGTGCGGTTGCGCGGCTGCTCTTGCCCGCGGCTGGCGGGCCGGTGACCACGATCAGCACGCGGCGTCACCTCGCGGTCGGCGGTAGCTCCAAGGTGAAGCGTGCCTCGTGGGTGGCCAGGTGGTCGCGGATCGGGGCGGGGTCGATGGATACGCCGATCTTGGTCGTGCTGAGGTGGCGGACGCGGACCGGGTACGTCACGGGTTCCTTGCACTCGGGGCACTGGACGATCCCCGTGGTGTTGCCGGACGCCATGGTCACTACCTCCGTGAGGCTCGGTGCTGCGGCGGGCCGGTGACGACGACCAGCACGGCGCGTCACCTCCCGGTCGGCGCCCACTCCTCGCGGTAGCCGGGTCGGTCGGCGTAGGGCAGGGCGAGCAGGCGCAGCGTGGCGCAGGGGTCCTTAACGTGCCACTGAGTCGGACCGTCCTCGGCCACGCACTGGTGGTGTGCACGGGCATGCAGATCGAGGAGCCGCCGCTTGGCGTCGATCTCGCGCAGCACCCGAGCCGGATCATGGCGCACGATGTGCTCGGCGATGCCTGCCCAGTTGGCGGAGGCGCACTCTTCTGCGCGGTCGCCTTCGGTGGCGACGATGACGCCGGTCTCGCCGATCTGCCGGAAGGTGTCACCTGCCCTCCGCGCGATCCGCTCGTCCTCGTCGAGCTGCGCGTCGTACCACTGCACCAGACCGTCCATGCTCACCACCTCCGTGAGGACCGTACCGGCTGCCGGGGCGCCGTGCGGTTGCCCCTGCTGCTGTTGCACCGCCGGTGTGCTGAGCGCGCGTTGGCGGGGTCGAGGAGGCTGCCGCCCTTGGACAGTGGCATCTCGTGGTCGAGGGTGAAGGCGAGCGGGTGGCGCCGGCCGTCGACGTTCGCTGGGATGTTGTGGCCGCAGATCCAGCAGGGCAGGCCGAGGGCCTTCTGTGCGGCGACGAGACGGCGGTACGGGCGCCCGTTGCGGATACCGGCCACGGGCGCCACCTCCGACTACACGTCGCCGAGGACTTCCTTGCGGGCGGCTTCGGCCTTGCGGTTGAGGGCGTTGGACATCCGCACCGCGGCGATGGTGGACAGCGCCCCCAGCCCGACGAACAGCACCTGCGTGACGACGCTGACGATGTGGACGTGCTGGGTAGCGAGGGCGACGCCCAGGCCGACCCAGCCACCACACGCCCACGCGAACCAGATCCTGAACTTCTCGACTCTTACGGCTTTCTGCACGTCGCTGTAGCTGGCCATGGTCCCCCCAAGGGCTGCGGATGTTGAGAGGGCATCATGCGCCGTTGGAGGGCGTCGTGGGAACGGTGTGGCTGTCCTGTGACCTGCGGGATGATGTCCGCCGCCTGGTCGCAGCGCTCACCGTGGCCCGTGTCCAAGCGCGGTGGAGGATCTCCATACCCCTCGCCAGGCGGCGGACGCGGAGCACGACGAAGCCCCGGGGGCTCGGGGCCGCCGGGGCTTCGTGTGCGTCTGTGGTGCCGGTTGAGGGCACAGTTGTACACGCGGATCGTCACACAGGGTCTGACCTGCGGTCAAGCAGCGGCGCGTTCCTGTCGTTTCACGAGGAGGGCGGTGACGTCGGGGACGGCGTAGTAGGGGTGCCGTTCGGTGCCGCCGGAGCGGGTGAGCTGGCCTCGGTAGACGAGGTTGCGCAGGGCGCCGGCGCTGACGCCGAGGACTCTGCGGGTCTGCTCGGCGGTGAGGTGGCCGGGGCGGATGATCTGCGACTGCATGCCTCCATGATGCCGCCTTGGACGCTTTCCCCGGGTGATCGCGTACCCCCTCTATCCCCACTACTTGCCTGCTCAGGGGCCTCTACTGGGGGGTCTATGGCCGTAGAGACCCCCCTCTAGATCCACTCGCCGGGTAGGGGTGGCCAAGAGGGGGTCTCGTAGTGGGGCTTGTAGTGCCCTCCCCCTCTACCGGGCGTTGAGGAGCTCGGCGGGCATGGCGGCTTCGAGGTCTTCGCGGCGGTATCCGGCGAGGTTCTTGCCGCCGATGTTGACCTGCTTGGTGGTGCGCTTCACGCCAGCGTCGTCGAGCTCCTTGGCGAGGCGTTCGGCGTCCCAGTCGCCATAGTCCTCGTCGAGGTTCTCCAGGCGGGCGAGCAGGTCGACGGTGTGCATCTTCACGCTGTGCCGCATGACGGCGAGGCAGTCGGACAGAACGGGGCTGACGGTGACGCCGGACGCCTCGGCGATCGCGCTGGGGTCATTGGCGGCCTCGCCGGTGAGCTGTCCGGCCTGCTCGCGCAGGGTGCGGCCCTTGGAGCACATGGAGTTGAAGGCGGCGGTCTCGAGCTTGTCGGCCTTGACGGTGACGAAGGAGGCCGGGCCGGTGACGAGGACACCGACGCCGAGGTGGTCTTCGGATAGGACGGACGCGTCGGCGCCCTGGGCGGCCTTGCCCTTGCCGAGGACCATGTCGGAACTGGTCTGGTCGGTGACCTGCGTCGAGTAGCGGATGGTGATGATCTCGCGGAGCTTGGTGGGCACGGACTTGGCGTCGGGGCGCTGCGAGGCGTAGTTGGAGACGAAGCCGGCGGCGGGGCCGCGCCGGGCGATGCGCGCCATGTCGTTGATGATCTCTTCGCGCTCCTGGTCGTCGACGGCGAGGAACGCTTCCTGCAGCTCGTCGACGGTGAACAGGATGAACGGCATGTTGTAGCGCTTGACGATCTCGGGGGTGAGCTTGCCCTCGGGGCAGATCGAGGTGGGCAGGCCGCGCAGGACGGCGAAACGGCGCTCCATCTCGGCCAGGAGCTCCTTGAGCATGGTTTTGAAGGCTTCGATGGCGTCCTCTTCGGCGCCGAGGACGAGCCGGTGGGCGACCTGCCGCATCTGGATCCAGTCCTGGCCGCCCTTGAAGTCGGCGACGTAGTGCCGCACGTAGGCGTCCAGGAGGCCGGCGGCGGTGAGCAGGCGCTGGCTGAACGTCTTGCCGCGCCGGGGCAGGCCGCCGAAGAACATGGACTGCCACACGATGGGGATGGCGACGCGGTTGCCGCGGGCGTCCTGGCCGAAGGGCACGGGGTCCCAGATGGAGAAGGTGTCCAGGGCTTCCAGCGGCGAGGTGGTGGGCGGGGCGAGGTAGGGGTCGTCGTCGGCGACCCACATGGACACGCGGCCCGCGTTGCCGCCGTGGGCTGCGCGGACGCGGCTCATGATGACCTGGATCTCGTCGACGCCGAGCTCGGCTGCGATGGCGGTGCGCTTGGCGAGGACGTCAGCTGCGGTCTTGCCGCCGCCCCGGGGCAGGTCGAACACGACGGCCCACCCGTTGCCGTCACGGAGCGGGCCCATGACGCAGTTGACCTTGGGTCCTTCGTCGTCGCCCTTGCCCTGCTTGAGCAGGCTGGTGGCGCGCAGGGCGTCGTTGAGCTGCTGGGAGTCCATGGCGATCCGCAGGGGCGGGGTGCCGTGGTCGAGGATCTGCGCCTCGTCGGACCAGCCGATCGCGGAGAGGCCGCCGCACATCATGCAGCTGGCGGCGAGCTGCAGGCCGAGGCTGGCGTAGTTGAGGGCGACGGACGCGGCGGCCGCCAGGCCGAGGGCAGCACCCCACCGCCAGCGGCGGGCGAGGGTGCGGTCGCGGTGGGCGACCTGGTAGCGCAGGGCGAGCGCCTCGTCCTCGGGCTTGGCCTTGGACTGGGCGGCGAGGGCTTTGACGGCGCGGGTGTGGTCCTGGGCGGCGAGGACGGGCCACAGGCGGCGCCCGCCCCGGAAGGCGCCGCGCGTCGAGTATCCGGCGATCTTCACGGCGTACTTGGGGCTGCGGAGGCCGTGGTAGCGGGTGTGCCACCAAGTGACCTTGGCGAAGGCGCCGCTGTTGGCGCGGACGGAGGCCCAGTTGCGGGCCCAGGCGGGCAGGATCGGGGAGTCGGGGACGGTGAGCCAGTCCGCGAGCGGGTTGTCGGGACGGTCGACCGCCTCAACGTCCTCGGCGGCGTCCTGGGCGTCCTGGAGGATGGGTTCGGCGTCCTGGGGGGCGTCCTGTAGCGGCTTGATCAGGATGTCGGTCATGCTGGTGGCTTCCTGCCTCTTGCTGGGGCTGGGATGCCCGGGGACGGCGGTCTGCTTGGCGGTGAACAGCCGTCCCCGGGGTGGAGCTACTCGCTGCGCGCGGCCCTCTTGCGGGCCTGCTCGCGGACGCGCTCGACGCGCTTGTCGATGTCGGGCTGGTTCTCGATGCCAGCGGCGGCCCGCTTCACGCCGTGCGCCTCGATGGCGACGATGCGGGCCTTCTCCCAGAGCGTGAGCTTCACCTTCGGCTCAGACATCGGTGTCCTCCGTCTCGGGCAGCAGGGTGGCGATGTCGGCGTGGGCGCGGGCGATGTCCACCCACAGGGCGCCGGCGGCGGCGAGGGGCTGCGTCCTCTGGCGGGATTCGTGGCTGCGGGCGTGGAATTCGGCGTCGCGGGCGAGCTGGGTGGCCTTGTCCATCGCGGTGTTGGCCATGGTCAGGCGCTCTTCTCGGTTCACGGTCTCTCTCCTCGGGTTGCGGGCCGGACTGTCCGGCTCCTCCGCACCCCCACGGACGGGCCGCGGGGGACGGAGGGACTGTCAGCCCTTGCGCTGGATGTCGCGCCAGATGGAGCGCAGGACGAGGGCGAGGATCGCGACGGATACGGCGCCGATGGCGACGGCGACGGCGAACAGGGCGCCGACGAGGCCTCCCGCGATGCAGAGGCCGCCGATGGTGAGCCACTTCCGGGAGTCGAACGGCGAGACGGGAGGGGGCTGCTGAGCGGGCGCCTGCTGCTGGGCAGTAGCGGCCTTGGCGAGCTCGACGGCGGCGAGCGCCAGCTGTACGGCGACGGTGTTGGCCTCCGCCTCCGTGACCGCGGCTTCCGCCTTGGTCAGCGGGTCGCTCACGACGTCCACCTCCGGGCCCGGCGGGCTAGGTGGGGCCACAGGATGGCCCCGGCGGCGAACGCGAGGACGACGGGCTGCATCAGGACCACGGAGGCGATGCTCAGCAGGATGGCGAGCAGTGCCGGGTACGTGACGAGCAGGCCGAGGATGGCGCCGAACAGGATGCGCATCATGAGCCCACCCCCACGTAGGGCGCGTTCATCTGCTCGCGGTGGAAGAGGTTGCGTCCCCTGCCGTCCTTGGTGAAGACGAGCAGGCGTCCTGACGCCACCCAGTTGCGGACGGTGGACGGGTCGACGCCGTAGTGCTCGGCGACCTGGGCGGTCGTCATGAGAGGCGGCTCGGGACGCGGCCCGTCGTCGGCGTCCTCGGCGTCCTGGTCTGTCCCGGGCGGGAGTTCGGGCGTCCCGGTGGCGTCCCGCGCGTCCTCGCGTTCGAGGGTCACGGTGGGCTGTGGCCGGGCCGTGATCGGCAGGAGGCGGACGCCGGGCGGGACGACCTCACGGGCGGGCGGGACGCTCGGGACGGCCGGGGACGCGGGCGCGTCCTGGGCGTCCTGGGCCAGCCGTTCATGGATCTGCCGCATGAGGGCGCCGAACGCGACGAGGGCCGCGGAGGGTGGTACGGCGGCCACGACGTACTCCATGGGGGCCGCCCCGTACCCGACCCCAGCCACGTTGAGGGCGATGGAGCCGAGGGATCCGAAGGCGGCGAGGGCGACGGCCCACCAGTCCATGCCGCGCCGGCCGAGTGACGCCCGGAGCATGAGCAGCTCCCCGGCGACGATGAACAGGTCGACGGTCGCGGGCCAGGCCCAGGCGCGGGCGCCGCCGAGTCCGTTGCCGCTGGCGATGTCGTGAAGGTGTTCGTAGGACAACCAGAACGCAGCGGCGGTGAGCAGGACGGTGACGACTGCGGCGCCGACGGCGAGGCCGTCGCGGGCGTTGGGGCGGCTCACTGGCCCTCACCTCGCTCGGCGTCGAGGGCGGCGATGAGGGAGCGGATCCGGTAGTTGAGGCCGGTCGCGACCTTCAGCATCGCAGTGTGGTCGTGGATGTTGGCGGTGGCGACCTTGTTGAGGTACTGGCGGGTGAGCTTCAGCTCGCCGTCGAGGGACGTCGGGAACGGTGCCTCGTCGTCGGGGCCGTGTAGCGGGTCGTAGGAGGTGGTCACGCCTGCTCACCGCCCTCGGCGCCGAGGGCGCGCAGGATGATGCGGAGGGATTCGGTGAGGGCACCGTGGGCCTGGGCGTAGGCGAAGATGTCGCTGCTGTCGACGTTGCCGTAGACGGTGAGCATCTTCTGCGCGACGCGGATGGCGACGTCGAGGTCGCTCCGTTCGGTCACCGTCCCGACCGTGGCGAGGGAGGCCGCGGCGTAGGAGTAGGAGAGGTTCGGGACGGCGCGCTGGCTCTGTCCCTTGGCGTAGTCCGCGTCGCACAGCCGGTGAAGCTCGGCTACGCGCGCTTCGGCCCCCTGGCCGGGGGCGATAAGGTTCCGACGGGTCATGAGTGAGGTTCCGTCTCTCTCGTGATCAAGTGGTGCCCCGGCGGCCGGTAGGGTCGGCTTGCCGGGGTTGCCCGCTTTCCGGGCCTATTCGGTTGTGGTCGGGGAGCTGGGCGGGGGTAGGGTCCCGGTCCCGTGCTCGCGGATGGCTCTTCGGACTGCGCTCGGGCTGGTGCCGAGGACCTTCGCGACTTTCGACTTGTCTCCCAGCTCTCGTACGCCGTCTTCGAGCGCTGCGGCTCGTCTTCGGGCACTGGCTGAGATCAAGTTCAGTAGTCGCTTCTGTCGCTCGTCCTCGGCATCAACTCGCTCGCGCCAATTGGTGGTTGGCACGCTGGTCAGACTACTCGAACCCTAGGGTTCTAGGCAACGGACTCGGCCGGTTCCATGTCGGTTTCCTTGGGCTGGAAGTGGCGCAGCATCAGGAAGTCGGTCGCCTCGTACACGCACGTGCACCACGGACACACGAGCTTGGTGTCGCCCCGCTGGTGACGGATCGTCGCCCCGCACACGGTGCCGGCCTTGTCGACCGTGGCGACGCACTGCCCGATACGGCGGCCGCGGTCGGGCAGAGCGCCGACGATCGACAGAGCGGCACCCTCGAGCTCGCGTACCTCGCGCGCCAGATCCCCGGCCGCCGGGTAGCTGGCGGCGATCCATTCGAGGTTCATGGACAGCGCTCGGGCCGCCACCAGGACGCGGCGGTCGACGCTGCCCGCGATGGCGGGCTCACCCCAGCCGCGCGCGGCCTGGACGTCGGACCGCCACGACTCCAGGACCAGTGCCATGCCGCCGTACCGGAGGTCGAGGACGGCTTCGTTCACGGGGAGCCCGGGTTCGGCGCGGCTCGCTGAGACGTGTTCCCCGGGCGAGGCGCCGGCGGGGGCGAGGAACCCAGCCAGCGCTGCATACACCTTCGGTATCCGCTCCAGCCGCGCGGCGAGGGCGAGGGTGTCACCGGGGCAGAGGTAGCCGTGCTCGAGCTGGCGATCGCACAGGCCACAGGTGGCGCTCATGGTGCTACTCCTTGGGGTCGTCGAGGGCGGCGCGAACGCGGGCGGCCTGTACCTGAGCGTGGGGCCAGTCGTAGGGGGCGAGCACGGCGCGCACGCGGGCGATGGCGGCCTCGGCGCGTTCCAACTCCGGCACGATGAGCTGGACGTGGCGCAGGTTGCCGCGGGCCACCTCGCGGGCCGTGGTGCTCTCGCGGACTTCGACGTCGATGTGGTCCCGCAGGAGCCGGGCCTCGTCGGCGGTCAGCCTGAGGCCGTTGGCGATGCGGGTGAGGAGCACGCCGAGGCTGTCGAGGCGGGCGGCGCGGATCACGTCTTCGTCGGCGGGCGGCGTGGGGCTCATGCGTGGTGGTCCTTCCGGGTGCAGGTGGCCGGGTCGTGCTCGGCTCCGGCGGTCGCTGCCCATGCGTCGCAGCACCAACCGGCCATGGCGACGGCGACGACGCCATCGGCGGCCGAGGCCCTGCGGGGGAGTGGGGGGCGGTCGGCGCGCTCGAGAGCGAAGCGCAGCTCGTCGCGGTGGTAGGCGTGGTGGGCGAGGGCGGAGGCGTAGAGGACAGCGGCGCCCGCGAAGAAGCAGGCGTACAGGGTGCTGCCGTGCTCCTGGCTGGCGTAGGCGCAGCGGAGGAGCCCGACGGCGGTGAGGGTGTAGAGGACGGCGAGCATGTGCGTGACGCGCTTCATCGGTTCCTCCAGGGCGAGTACATCCAGTGGGCGAGGGGCAGGCCGGCGGTGATGACGATGAGGGCGACGAATCCGAGGACGGCGAACACGGCGCCTCACAGCCCAGCGATGACGACGGCCGCGGCGGAGTCGGAGGCGTGTCTCTGCTCGGCAGCCCACTCCGCGATGTCGAGCGGCCACCGCTTGTCGAAGTAGTCGATGACCACGTGGGCGCCGTCTTGGCGGACGGTGTTGCTGGGTCCGGCACCGAAGTAGTCGGCGTGCTCGTCGACAACGGCGGCGGCTGCGGCGGGGCTGATGCAAATGAGGCGGGTCTCTGGCATTGGGTTCCTCCGTGGTGTGATGGGTGGAGGGCCGGGCCTGATAGCGACAGGCCCGGCCTGCTACGCGGCGGCGGGCAGGATCAGGGAGCTGAGGACCGAGCCGACGCGGTCCGTGTCGATCAGGTCGGCGACGTCCCCGGCGGTGCTTCCCTTCTGCACCGCGATGCCGAGACGGCGGCACAGACCGAGCTGCTTCGGGGACGGGGTGCCGTGGCGCCAGCGGGCCTGACGGCTCACGAACGCGCCCGGGGCGAGAGCGCGGGCCTGCTGCTCCAGCCACGCGAGCGCCTCAGCCAGAGGGCGGGCGACGTCCTCGCGCGGCGGCCGTACGCCCTCGGCGGCCGTCCAGCGGCGCATCCGGTACAGGCGGGTCCCGGGGTCCCGGACGAGGAATAGGAACATGGCGCTCGTCAGGCGGATGAACCATGTGCCGGCGGGCGTACGGAGCCAGCGAATCTGAGAGCTGCCGAAGAGGTTGGTCTCCTCCACTTCGATGCGCGCGGCCAGGACGCGGCGCTTCTCAGCGGCGATGGCTTCCTCGGCGACCTCGCGCAGCGTCCTGCCGTCCTCGGCCTGCCCGATCTCCCGCCCGGTCAGGTCGACCATGCTCGCGAGCTTGTGCCGGGTCGAGGCGCCCATCACGTCCAGCAGCAGCGCGTCCGTCTTGCCAGGGGCCGGACGGAGACCTCGGCCCACCATCTGTACGTACAGGCCCGGGGACTTGGTGGGGCGGGCGACGACGATGCACGAGGTGTGCGGAGCGTCGAAGCCCTCGGTCAAGACCGAGCAGTTCGTCAGAACCTGCACGTGGCCCGCCTCGTACCGGCGGAGTACGGCCCGGCGTTCCTCGCGCGGCATGTCGCCCCACACTGGCGCTGCCGTGATTCCAGCGCTTCGAAGCGACTCGGCGGCGGCCTGGGCGGTTGCGACCGTGGGCGTGAAGACGACGCCCGGCCGGTCCGGTGCATGCTCGGTGTACGCCTTGGCGATGGCGTCCAGCGCGCCGGAGTCCTCCAGGGCTTTGCCGAGCTGGCCGTCGACCAGGTCGCCGCCGCGGGTGCGGACCTGGTCGAGGTCGAGGGTGTCGACGGTGACGCGCTTCCCCCGGACGTCGCAGAGGTAGCCGTCACTGATCATGTCGAGGATGTCGAGGGTGAAGACGACGTCTTCCCAGACCTCGGCGAGGCCGCCGTCCGTACGGGTCATGGTCGCGGTGAACCCGGCGACCGGGGTCCCGGTCCATGCACCGAAGTGGGCGAGGACCTCCATGTAGGTGCGGGCGGCGGCGTGGTGGCACTCGTCGACGATGACGAGGCCGATGTCGAGGATGGCCCGCCGGCGCTTCTCAACGGCCAGCGTCTGGACGCTGGCCACGATCACGTCGGCGTCCTGGTGCTCGTCGCGCTCGGCCTTCACGATGCCGACGCGCAGGTCCGGGCAGACGGCGCGGATCTTCGCGGCGGCCTGCTCGAGCAGTTCCTCGCGGTGTGCGATGACGAGGGCTCGCTTGCCTCGCAGCAGGGTGGCAAGGAGCTGCCTGATCAGGTTGGCGATGATCACGGTCTTACCGGCGCCGGTCGGCAGTACGACCGCGATCCGGTTGCGTGGTCCAGCCCAGCCGTCGATCAGGGCCTGGATCGCCTCGACCTGGTACGGGCGGGGGGTGAAGGTGTCGGGTACGGCGGCGATGGTGGTGCTCATGGTTCACCTCGGTTCGGTTGCTGGTGTTTTGCAGGGAGCGCAGGGACCTGCAGGGAGGCGCGCAGGGAGGCGCCTCGGGTCCCTGCTACGGGTTGATCTGCGGTTTTGCAGGGAGGCAGGGAGTTGCAGGGAGATAGCTCAAGGCCAACGCAGTGAGAGAGCCGCAGATCGTTTTCAAATCCGCATGCTGTTGTGCGATGCGCGATGCACGAGTGACGCGCGCGCAGTAAGAGGAGCGGCAGGAACTCCCCGCATCTCCCTGCGTCCCTGCCTCGGCGCAGATCAGGCCCTGTGCAGGGAGTCGTGTGCCTCCCTGCACAGCTCCCTGCAAAGTCCCTGCACTCCCTGCGTCGTACGCGGCGGCCGTCATGACTCGTGCCGTCCCGTGCCGCGCTGTGCGTGGACCTCGACGCGCCACACGTTGCAGCGGCGGCGGGCATCCCAGACCTTCACGACCTTGTGGGTGCCGAAGTAGCGGCCGGCCCGGCTCTTCAGCCAGCCGCCCAACACGTTCGGGGTCGGCATCTCACCGGTCTTGGGGTGGCGCGGGACGTGGTCGGCGACACCGCCGAGGACGGCGCTCGTCGTCTGCGGCTGATCGCCGAGCTTCTCGCGCCAGGACTCCAGGAACGCCGACCATTCGAGCTGCTCATCGTCCTGGTCGATGGCCTGCCCACGGTCGGCCATCCAGCCCTCGACGCCGAGGTACTTGAGCAGGCCAGCCACCATCGAGGCCCACTCCGAGTAGTCGCCCTTGCGGATGCGCTCGGTGGGAGCGCCAGCGGCGAGCCAGGCGCGAACCATGGTGACCAGGGCGGCCACGACGGTGGACGAGTTGGACCGCAGCCACGGCCGCAGGTCGCCGACGCGGAAGCCATCGCGCTGGTCGGGGTCGGGGCAGTCGGGGTCGAGACGGACCCACAGCACGCGGCGCCCGTTGTCCCCGCCGGTGCGGAGGGCGTTGCCGGTGACGATCCAGACGCGGTCGTTGGGCATGGTCACGGACGATGTGCTGCCGAGGACGCGGTCGCCCCAGTGTTCGGTGGTGAGCAGAGACGAGAGGACCGGGCTCTTCAGCACGTAGCCGTTCGGCAGGTTGTCGAGGACGACGACCGGTTGCCCAGTGGTGTACAGCTGGGTCGTGATGCTCTTGCGCAGTTCGGTGTCGTTCTCGGGCCACGCGGTCTCGGCGATCCCGTACGCCGCCTTGAGGATGTCCTTGAGGAGGCTCTTCCCGGATCCCGGAGCGGTCGCCGTGATGACCCACATCGGCGTGGGCCCGTAGAAGTGGGGGCGCAGGATCGGCGTGAGCAAGGACCCGAGGAAGTGCGCCCGGTCGGACGGCTCCTGCCACGGGAAGTCGGCCAGCATGTCGCCGAGGACGATCTGTTTCGCCCTCTCCAGGCTCTCGGCGGTGACGTCGGGCTGGAGACGCCGCATCGGTACGCGCGGCTCCAGGTAAAGGCCGGTGGCCCGGTCGTAGCCGGGCTCGCGCAGCAGCGTGCCGTCGGGCCGGACCACAGGCGAGGTGACGATGCCCCGGAGCCGGGGCAGCGGCCACGTTCGGCGACCGAGGATCGTCGAGCAGGTCTTCGGCATGAGGAGTTCACGCTCGTGCTTCATGCCGTCGGTGATCGGGTCGGGTCGGACGGTGTACGTAGCGACGTGCTCGGCGAGGTAGGCGCGCAGGTTGTCGGTGCCGAGCTGCTGCATGGCGGGGTTGCCCTCGTCGTCCTTGTGGACCCATGTGGGGCCGCCGGACCGGGCGTAGAGGGCGGGAAGACGCCCTTGGTCCATGAGGGCGAGGACGCCGTCGAGGGCGTCAGCCTCGTTGGTGATGTCCAGCTCGGGCTTGTTGCTCACGAGCCGGAGGCCGGGCGCCTCGCCGGCGGCCTGCTCCTCGTGGGCAGCATGGTCGGGGTCGAGGGCGGATGAGCCGTCGCTGAAGTGCCGGGGCTGCTGCGACACCAGATTGAGGGGGCGGGTGTCAGTACCGAAGCCGCGGCCGCGGAGTTCCCCGGCCGCCCTCCTGAATGCCTCGGCGCTGGTGCCGCCCTGGGTGAGGTGCGTGTACGCGGCGAACTTGTCGTAGGGGGTCTCGGCCTCGAACGTGGTCGAGGTGGTGAAGACGTACAGCCGATCACGGTCGGCGGCGTGGCCGGTCGTCGCCGAAATCCCGGTGTTCTTTCCCTTGCGACGCCAGTACGTCGTGTTGCCGCGCGTGAAGATCGGGTCGAACTCATCGCCGATGATGTCGGGCCAGTCGGTACGGGCCTCGAAGTCGTCGCCCGGCCGTACGGCTCCGGCGGGCAACTCGCGCTTCGGCCGCGGAGCTGTCTTTGCCTTCTCCTCGCTCGGCAGCTGGTCGACCATCCGGCAGATGGCGTGCACCGCGTCGAGGGTGTCGGCGTCGAGCGTGGGGATCGTGGCGGGCCCACCGGCGAGGCGGACGTACGGGCGGCCGGACGCGTGGACCGGGCCGCCAGACGGCTCGACGAGTCCATAGCCACCTTCGCCGCGTGTCTCGACGAGGACCCGCACGATCTTGCTGTTCGGCTTCTCGGCGAGCCGCTGCCGTTCCTCGGCGGTGTACTCGTCTTCGCGAGCCAGACGGCTGGCGAGCTTTGTGTTCCCGGCGACGCCGTCCTCGACTCGCACGCGGTAGTGCACGCCGCCGGACGGTGACTCGCTGGCCCACCCGGTGGTGATGGCCTGCCAGACGTCGCCGAGCCCGGAGCCCTCCATGATCTCGGTGACCTCAGTGAGGACACCTTCACGGACGGCGAGGCCCTCGAACTCCAGCATCTCGATCCCGCCAGACACGCCGCCGTAGACGACGGCGATGCCGCGGGGGCGGTCGCCGCCGAACCACTGGTCGTGCTCCTCAGGGGTGGACCGGTTCACCTTGTAGGGCAGCCAGGACACGGCAGGGCGCTTGGTCCCGTCGGCCTTGATGGGCAGGACGCACAGGCCAGCGTCGTGCAGCTCGCGAGCGGAAGCCCGGAGGTCGGCGGGCTGGACGTCGTTCAACTCTGCTCCCCGTTGTGGTGCCGGGCGAGGTGCTCGGTCTTGATGGCGCGGACGAACTCCGGGATGACGGCCCCGTAGACAGGGCCTTCGCGGCGCTGGGGGCAGCCGGGGCGGTAGCAGTCGTAGCGGGCGCGGCCGTTGTCCATGTCGACGGTCAGTTCGCCGACGACTTCAGGTGTGGCCGTGCCGCCCGGGGTGTCCCGGGCGCGCACGGAGGGGCTGGTCAACGTGCCGCCTTGGAGGTGCGGGCGTGCCAGGCCTCGACGTCCTCGACGTGGCCGGCCGTGACGGACGCCTGGAAGTCGATGGCGCGCTGCACGTCGTCGGCGCGCTGTGCGACTTCCTTCCGGAGGCGGAGGAGTGTGGTGGCAGGCGCCTGGCCCGTCGGGACGAGGGCGAGGCCCTTGCCGTCGGCCGTCCAGAGGACGACCGTCTGGTTCAGGAGGTCCTCGTCGACGGCGCGCGACTCGCGCACCGTGAGCCCGTGCTGGTCGGCGAAGTCGGCCAGCACGCGGGCGGCCTCGGGCGTGGTGGACGGCGCGGCGTCCGTGGGAAGCTCGGTCATGAGCTGGCCCCCGTTCTACTTGCTGGCGTGAGTGGGCGCGGACTGCTCGGACGGCGCCTCCGGCTGGACCCCGGGGGTGTCGTCGATTTCCTTGCTGGCTGCTGCCGACTGGACCTCGGCAGCAGCGGTCTCGGGCAGGCCGAGGAACGCGAGGAGTTCGGTCTTGCGGACACGGAACGCGCGCCCGAACCTGACGACCTCGATGGGGAATTCGCCGCTGTTGATCAGCTCGTAGCCGTTCGTCTCGCCGATGTTGAGAGCGGCGAAGGCCTGCAGCGCCGTGGGCATAGCGGGCAGGGCGCGGACCTGGTCGAGGGAGAGGGGCGCGGCGGTCGTCATACGGCGACCTGCGCGGGGATGAAGACGCGGCCCGCGCGCTCCATCTCGA